AACAAACTCCTCGAGGAGATGAAAAATGATGATTTTTTTAAAGATTTGTTAGTAATTAAAAATAATACAAGATCTCTCACAGAAGATGAGTATATGAAAAACTTGCTTTCTTATAAATATATTTTAAATCCTATAGGCGTGTTAGAAGCTTTTAATGTAAGATCTTTTGAAGTACTTTATAGTAATAGAATTCTGCTTCAACAAGTTACAAGAGAGTATAAAAGACATAATAGCTTAATTAAAGGTTTCAATAATTGTATAACTTTTACTGATCTTAATGAATTAAAAAATAAATTAAAAAACACGAGATTAGAAAATAAAAGTTTTTATATTGAAAATAATTTACAAAAAAGGTTAAATACACTAAAGAATGAAAAATTTAATATTAGCTTCAGTTGTAACAAAAAAGTCGTATGAAGAATTTTTATTGTTAGATTATACAATAGAATTATTTCATAAAAATCAAACTATTATTTGGTATCTAAGTACTGATTCTTATGTAAAAGAAAAGTTACACAATAAAGAAAAATACAAAATACAAAATCTAATAGAATCAGATGATGGATCACACGGTACAAGTAATGATTTAAAAAACAGTATTCATATGAAAATGATGATGACAAAATTTGATGCTTGCGAATTAGCATTAAAAGAAAATAATTATGTAATATTTTTAGATAGTGATACTTTCTTTGTTAGAAGTTTCGAGGATAAATTTTTAAGTCTCTTAGAAAATAAAGAAATTGACTTTATTGTTTCACCACATCATACTGAAAATAAAAAACTTGAGGCTGACGTAGGACATTTTAACGGTGGTTTTTTCGTGGCTAAATCTAAAGAGTGTTTAAAAATCTGGAAAGAAATATCAGTTAATTATAAAAAATTAAATATGTTTTACGAGCAGCAGCCTTTAGAACATGCGATAAAAGAGTTTATGACCTTAAGTGCTCCAATAAATTATAATATTGGCTGGTGGAGAATGAATGAAAACAATACAAGATCTAGATATGATACATTAAGACTTGAAAACGATAAAATATATTTTCTCAATAGACCCGCAATATTTTTTCATGCACATACTCTCAAAGACTTAGATTATAAAAACTACGGTGAAGATATGTTAATTAAGATATATTATTTAATGAAAATTTCTAATAATGCTAATTACAAAAAAATTATGAATAAGATTTCTTATTTAAAGGTGATAAAAGATGAAGTTTGTTAAGTATTTTGAGTTTGAAAATAACGATCCTGTTAAAACTGAAGAAAATCTAATAAATAGTTTAAAGACAAACAAAATTGATTCAAAATTTATAATAGCAAATTGCAATTTTGCGTATTTAATTAATACAAAAGGTTTAGAATTTACTCAAAAAGTAATAAACAAATATTTGAGTCATAAAAATATTGTATTTATATGCCAGCACATACTAGGTTATAAATTAAATTGGGGTCACGGTCTTGTTTTTTCCCCACATGCATCGCTAAAAGATAGTTTTATTCCTATTTCGCATTACTCAATTAATTATAATAAAGATATTATACCTTTTGAAAAAAGAAAATTAACATGTTCATTTGTAGGAAGTTTTAGCACACACCCAACAAGAAGCTTGCTTTATCAAGTTTATTCAAACTATAACGACTTTTTAATTAAAGACACAGGTGAATGGCATTTTTTAAATAATGAAAAAAAGTTAGAAAGAGAAGAGTTTTATATAGAAAGCTTAAAAAATTCTAAATTTGTATTTTGTCCTCGAGGAACAGGCCCAGGTTCTATAAGATTTTGGGAAGCTATTGCATCAAAATGTATTCCTATATTAATAAGTAATGAAATTAAGGTACCTGAAATTATTAAAAATGATATAATTTTTATAAATCAATATCAAGATATTCTACTTATTGATAATTTAATTAAACTTAAAAAAATTAACAAAGAAAGACTATATAGAAATTATTGCAATTTATATAGCAATGAAAATTCTTATAAGTCCATACTAAATTTTCTAGAAAAGTCTAATTAATGGAAAAAATTTATATAAAAGGCAGGTCTGATGGTTTGGGCAACAGAATGGAACAATTAATTAACTTAGAATATTTTTCAAGTATTCATAATTTAAAATTTGTCTACTACTGGAATAACATAGGCGCACAACAAAGAGATAATTTTAAAATAGACTTTAATTCAAAAAATATAGAAATAAAATATTTTAGTCTCAAATGAATTTAATCATACTTTTGTATTAAAAAGTGTATAAATTTTTGTTCTTTTTTAAATAGTTTATTATAATATTGACATATTAGTATGAAAGTAAGCAATATGTCTGAAGATGGATTAAATAAAAAAGTAAAAAATTACGTATCTTTTTCTGAAATAAAGCAGTGGAAAGATTGTGGTTGGCGTCATAAACTTTTATATATTGACAAAATTGGTACCTTTGAAGATTCGCCACATCTTCATTATGGAACTATAATACACGATGCAGTTGAAAATCTATTAAAAACTGGTACAGTTGACTTAGATATTGTAAAGGAAAAAATAGAAAAAACTTGGGACGATGCAGGGTTTGACAGCAGTGACTATATAGTACTACAGGAAAATAAAGCGATGCTGCAAGGCTGGAAATATAAACACAATAGTTTAAACAACTGGATAGAATGGTCAAATGCTTGCTTAGAAAGGCTTCCTAGTTTTTTAGAAGAAAACTTTCCAGGATATTCTTTGTTTAACGCAGAAGAACAGTTATTTGAAGATATAGAGTTTAATAATAAAAAGTTTAAAGGTTTTATAGACTGCATTCTAAAGGTCCCTACAAGCAAAGGTGATAAGTACTGGATAATAGATTGGAAAACATCATCAGGTAGAGGCTGGGCTAAAAGTAAACAGCAAGATATTTCATTTATTTCACAGCTAGTTCTATACAAACATTTCTGGGCCAAAAAACACAACATACCTTTAAACAAGATCAATTGTGGCTTTGTTTTATTGAAGAAGGTTAAAAAGACAGAAAAAACTTGTCAATTAATAAAAGTCCCAACTGGCCCTAAGACTATGGAAAGATCATTGAAGTTAATGAGTAGCATGTTAAAAACTGTTGAACAACAAAGGTATCTTAAGAATAGAAATTCTTGTATGTTTTGTGAATTTTACAATACAATGCATTGTTTATAGAATAACAAAAACAGGAGACTAAGTATTGAGTAAAAAGAAGATAATAGTTTTAAGCGACCATGCCCTTTCAACGAGTGGTGTAGGTGTACAAACTAGACACTTAATAAATGGTTTAATAAAAAAAGGATGCTGGACTTTTAAACAATTAGGTGCAGCAATAAAACACTCAGATTACAATTTAAAAAAAGTAAACGATGATTTTATTATTAAACCTATAGATGGTTTTGGTAATAAAGAACTTATGCGTAACATTCTCATTACAGAAAAACCTGACGCAATTATAATATTTACAGACCCAAGATTTTTTCACTGGCTTTTTGAAATAGAAGATGAAATACATCAAGTATGTCCTATTTTTTGGTGGCATGTTTGGGATAATAGACCAGCGCCATTATTTAACAACTGGATGTATGAAGCAACAGACGCAATAAATTGTCATTCTTATTTGACTTATCAAATGTGCTCTGAAAGTTTTCCTAAGAAATCTAGGTTTATTCCTCACGCATTACCTGATGATATTTTTTATGAAATTTCTAATGAAGAAAAAGTTAATTTTAAAACAAAAGTATTGAGCAAAGATAAAAAAGATTATTTTGTTGCATTTTGGGCTAATAGAAATGCTAGAAGAAAAAGACCTGGGGACTTATTGCATTCTTGGAAGTTGTTTTTAGATAAAACTAAAAAAAGAGATGCAATCTTAATAATGCATACAGATCCATTCGACAGAGAAGGTGTCAACATACCTAAAATAATTAAGATGTTAGATATTAAGGATAACGTTGCTATATCAACTGATAAAATTGATTTCGATGAAATGAATATTATGTATAATATATCAGACATTACTTTAAATATAAGTTTTGCTGAAGGATTTGGCTTATCTACCTTAGAGTCTATGCAAACAGGTACTCCAATTGTATCTGTAGCAACTGGTGGTCTAACACGACAAGTAATTGATCACAGAGATAATTCTGAAAATGGCGTTGCTATAAAGCCGACTTTAAAATCACTTGTAGGCAGTCAAAATGTTCCTTATATATACGAAGATTATGTGCTGCCCGAAGATGTTGCAAATGGTATTTATAAAATGTACTCGCTAAACCATGAAGAAAAGATAGCTTTATCTAAAAAAGTTAAAAAATACGCTAGAGAAGAATTTTCATATGAAAAAACAATAGACTTATGGCACGATTCTTTAACAGATACAATTAAAAACTGGAAAGAAAATAGAAACAATATTTGTTTGGAGGAATTTTAATTGAAAAATATTTTAGTAGTAGGTCCTTTATTATCAATATCAGGATATGGATATCATAGTAGACAAATATTTGATTATTTTTTTAATCAAAGCAACGTTAAAGTCTCTTGTGCTATTTTGCCTTGGGGAAATACTTCTTGGTTTGTTAATAAAACTTCTGAAGATGGTTTAATTGGAAATATTATAGACACAGCTGTTGATATAAAATCTATATCACATAGCGAATACGATTTAGCAATTCATATACAGCTACCAAACGAATGGAATACAACTTTTGCGAATAAAAACATAGGTGTTTCTGCCTATGTTGAAACTGATATATGTTCAAAAACATGGATTGATAAAACTTTGTCTATGGATTTAGTAGTAGTACCTAGCATTTTTACTAAAGACGTTATATTAAATTCTTCATCTAATATTTCACAAAGAGAACACTTAGATAAAAAAGTAAAAGTTGTTGCTGAATATTATCATGTTAATTTCGACAAAGAAGAAAAAAGTGAGTGTTTAAATCTTAATAGTTTGCTTTCTGGTATAAACACAGGATTTAACTATCTTTCAGTCGGTCAACTAACTTCAGAGTCTGAGGTCTGTGATCGAAAAAACTTAATTGAAACTTTGAGATATTTTTGTAATCATTTTAAAGACAATAAAGATGTTGGTTTAATATTGAAAACTTCGATTGGAAGATCAACAACGCACGATAAAGATAAAACTAAAGATATTTTTAGTAATATTATAAAGCAAATAAAAGGAAATTCTGAATATCCTAAAGTGTATATTATGCACGGCGACTTAGCTATTGATGAACTATACACGCTATATTCACATGATAAAGTCAATTGTTATTTAACTTTAACAAAAGGTGAAGGATATGGTCTTCCTTTACTAGAATCAGCGCGATGTGGTTTGCCTGTTATTGCGACTAACTGGTCAGGTCACTTAGACTTTTTAGGAAAAGATTTTCTAGAAGTTGATTATGATCTAGTACCTATTCCTGATGAAAAAATCGATAACAATATTTTTGTTAAGAATTCAAAGTGGGCAAAAGTTAAAAAAGATAGTGTCATAAAACAATTAGAATATTCACATAAAAATCACAACAAGATAAAAGAAAAGTCAAAAGAATTAAGTAGAAAAATTATTGAAAAATTTTGCAAAGAAAAAGTTGTTAAAAAGTACGATAAAATATTTAAGGAATACATATAGATGGACTATTTATTATCAAATTATTTAGAAATACTGTGTATTTTGTTTTTTATTTTAGCGATTTTTTTCGGTTATTTTTGTATAAAATTTGCACTAATTATTGTAAGCATTCAAGATTCTATAGAAGAATGTCTTAATGTTATTGATGAAAAATATGCAAAAATAACGGGTATATTAGAAATACCTTTGTTTTTTGATAGTCCAGAAATTAAAAGAATGCTTAGTGAATTAAAAGATGTAAAGCTTTCAATACTTTATATTGCAAATAGATTAAGCCCAAAAGACTTAAGATTTAAAGAAGAAAAGGAAGATAATGACAAATCAGACAGAAAAAAAGGCTAAGTCTAAAAAAAAAAGAAATTATTATTTTACTAGCGTTACACAAGAAAAAATAATTGAATATCAAAATTGTAATACAAAAAGAAAAAAAGATTCAATTTATAGTGAGCATATACACCCAGCATTCACTGAGCTAGTTCACAACCTAGTTTCAGTATACAAATACAAGTCTGCTAATGAAAATATTTTGCATTTAAAGTCTGACTGCGTTGCTTTTTTATTTGAAACAATTCATAAATGGAACCCAGATAAAGGAACAAAAGCCTTTAGTTATTTCAATGTAGTAGCAAAAAACTGGCTTACTATAAATTCAAGAAGGCTTTTAAAACATGCTAGAAGAAGTGTATGTATAGATGTTCCAGAAGATTTTACATTAGACGAAAAAAGAAACTTAGCTGAAATTGATATAGTAATGTCACATGAAGAAGTTATGCTTAAAAAAGAAAGATATAATGCTATTAACGAAATGTTTTGTTATATAAAAGGTCTTCTCAAGGACGATAGAGATATAAGATGTATAAATGCTATAATACATGTGTTTAATAATATTGATAGCTTAGATTATTTAAACAAACGTGCTGTTTTTGTTTACTTAAGAGAAATTTCAGGCTTAAATAGTCCAGAATTGAGCTCTTCTTTGTCTAATATACGCAAGCATTATAGAAAAACTATTGGTCCAAGCAATATGTTTGATTTGTTTTAAGGATTTAAATATGGATGATAAGAAAATAGGAAGCATTTCACAAAAAATGGATAAAAACGACAAAAAAGAAAATCAGATTAGAAACTTTGCTGATATTCTTGACACAATTGATTCTTTAGAAGATAAAAAAAAGATGTTGTGGAAGGAAATATATGAGAATGCTTTGGAAGATAGAGAAAAGTCTAAGTTGTTGTTTAATGACGCTTATATTTCTATGCAAGGTGGTGTTAATGAACATATGAATATCGGTTCGATAATGTCGAAGTACATAGAAAGAATGAGCAAGTCAAACGATCAAATTTTAAAATTAGCTGAGCTAATTGCAAAAGAAGAGGAAAAGTCTGAAGCAATATCAAGCGATGATATATTTAGTCAAATAAATGGATAAATTATGTTTATAAAGTCAAGAGTATTATATATTGTAGGCAATCATGCTGGTGATTCTTTAGCAATAGACGAAGATCTTATTGAAATTGGAATCAAGAATAGATTTTTCAATAAAAATCCTAATATTTTGTCAACAAATGCTTACAGTAATTTTTTAAATAAATTACCCTCTGAGACTGTTTTTTCTGTGTCTTTAAAAGCAGAAAACAATAATAATAATGAACATGAATTCTATATTTCGATACCATTTATATCATCTCATTTAGGCCTTCCTGTTAAAGTGAATGAAATAATATGGCTACAAGAAATAGACAGCGTATCTAATACTGAGAGGTTTTATGATATAAATTCTTGTTATTTAGGTAGAGCACATAGTTTTTTAACAACTGAAGATGCTGGTTATTGTTATCACGATAGAGAAGATAAGATCTTTAAAGTTGATAGAAAAAACTTTAATCATTCCAGAACTGAAAAAAGTAAAGATGCTAAACAAAGACTTGAAAGTATGAAAAATGCTAGTATAAATACTAGTTCTATTTTTGAACACTTAACAGTTAACGATAGCAGTGAATTAAATTTTATAAAAAATAAAAACATTTATCTAAAAGATAAAATAAAAAATTACGCCATAAACCCATCAGCAAAATTCAATAAAAACCCAGAAGACTTAGTTGTAAAAGGAACTTACAATAATTTAATCTGTCTAAATAATGAAATTGATTCTATCACGAAAAGCAATAGATATGGTAGTATTGATTTAATTGCTGGACACAGTCAATACGCGAGTGTTTCACCGCCAGAAGAGTTTTCTTTTGACTCAATTGACTTTAAAAACAATAGAAGAGCAGAAAAAATAAGAGTGAATAAACATAACGTAGACTTGTTAGGTGTACAATTATGGAATGGTACTCATTATGAAACTGTAAAGTCATCTTTGTCTTTTGCTAACGAAGGCTTTTTTAAAGAACTAAAGTTTGACGAGTTTGATCAAAATGTGCTAAAAGACAAGTCGGAAAGAAATAAAAACTATACTTTCGATGCAGCATGCCTAACCATATCAGAGTACAATGAAAAAAGTATAGAAATTCAAAAAAATAATTTACTTACTATGAACGACATTAACGAAAGATATTTAGAATTTGGATTGCCTTCAAATCTAAAAGATCAAGGCAAGTTTTTTAACATAACAACATCTTCAATTAATCCAGATATTAGCAAAAACTTGCTTGATGCATTTCTAGGAGGATCAAATATTACAGGAATAGCTGATAGCATTGTTTTGTCTACACATTTAGGCACATATTCAGAAAACAACAATATAAAGTTAATACAAGTTAATAGTAATGATAGATATTCATCACAGATATCACTTAATAATTCAGGAAATATACTTCTAGATGGTCATAAAATTTTAATTGGTTCTTATGAAAGACTTGAGAAAAAAGAAAACGGAAGATCTGCTTTAGTTTATTTAGGTCATAGCAATGAAGCACAAAGCTTAGTCTTAGGCGAACAACTAAAAGCATATCTTGAAGAAATGCTAGATGTCTCTAGAGAAGATATGGAAATTACAAAAAATCTTTTTTTGAATACGAAAAATTCTATATCTAATAATAACCAAATTCTTGTCGATGAATTTAAATTAAATTCAAATAAAACACTTAATAATATAACAAACAGTTTAGCATCCGTGTTACCACTTGGAGCAATGCCTGTCGTAGAAGGTAACATTTTAGTAGCGCAACTTAGCACTATTTATGCGACAATGACAGGTTTAGTGATTGACATTCAAAATGCGATAGATGCGTTTAGTCAACAATCTACAGAAATTCAAAACAGCTTGGAAGAAGCTATAAACAATAAAAAGCTAAAAAGAGAAGAAGAATTATCTTTAAGACTTGAAACAATTGAAAAGAATATAAACAAAATACTTAGTAAATTTGCTAAAACTTCTTGACAAGCTCTTATATTTAATAATTATAATTAAAAAGATTTAACATAGGTTTAATAATGTCACAATATAATTTTAAAAATTCAGGTCGTAGTATAGAAGAGTTGAATAAAAAAATACGACGGCAAGATTTTTTAGAAAAAGAGCAAAAATTGCCAATTGGTATTGTTTTACCATTAAGAAGTGGTACTAAGTCAAAAGAAACTCTTTTTTCAATGACACACGATGAAAACGAACAAGTTAAAATAAATTTAAAAAATCTTATATTGACTAAAAAAGGCGAGTATCTAGGACGTCCTAATTTTGGAACAAATCTAATTGAACTTTATAATACTAGCAATTTAGAAAATATTGATAGCATTGTAATGGATGAAATTAAAAGTGCTGTTTCTATATTCATGCCTTTTTTAGGGCTACAAAACTTTGAATCGTTTTTTGTAAACGCAACAGAAAACAACTCACCATATTATGACATTACAGTTAAATATTTGTTTAATAATATAGAAAACAATGTAAATATAAAGCTGCAAGTTTCGAGGTAAAAAATGTCAAATCCAAAAATACAAAGTAGACTTAAAAATTATCAAAATAAAAACAGAGTTATCAATAAAGACTTTGAAGGATTTAGAAATGAATTATTAAATTACGCAAAAAGCAATTTTAGCAATCAAATTCAAGATTTTTCTGAAGTGTCTTTAGGCGGCATGTTTTTAGACTTTGCAGCAATCGTAGGTGAGTCATTAAGCTTTTACATCGAACAACAATTTAATGAATTAGATTATGAAACTTCAACAAATGACTATAACATAATCAATCATTTAAGAAAAGCAGGAGTTAATTTTGGATATGCATCTCCGGCAAGTGTTTTTGTAGATTTTTTTATTGAAGTACCTGCAGATCAAAGCTCCAGTTTAGATAGCCCGAAGCCAAACAATCTATATTTGCCAATTATTAAGTCAGGAACAAAAATATCTTCAAACGGAGGTATTAACTTTTTGTTAGAAGAAGACATAGACTTTAGTGATTCTTTCGATAATATATCAGTCTCAGATGTAGATTCAAATAATAACGTAACGTCTGTTATATTGACAAAGAAAGGTATTTGTATATCTGGTGATATCGTTAGCGAAAGTATTACTTTCGATGCTGATGAAGCTGGTAATTTTTTAAGTTATTCGCTTTCAAATCAAAATATAACTAAAATTCTAAGTATTGATGACAACGATTTTAATTCTTATAAAGAAGTTGAGTTTTTATCGCAAGATACAGTCTACGAAAAAATAGAAGAAGGTACAGATACATTTTTTGAAGTAAAGCCTGCTTCTTTTAGATACGTTGTTGAAAGAAATTTTGACTCTGGGTTTACAACTATAAGATTTGGAAATGGTAGCGGTCAAGTTTTAGAAGACAACATTTTAACAAATCCAGAAGACTATTTATCATTACCCCTTTTAGGAAGAAACTATACTAATAGAATTTCTCTTGATCCTAAAAGCCTATTAAGCAGTGACAGCTTAGGAGTTTCTCCTGCTGGCAAATCTTTGAACATAAGGTATAAATTCGGTGGTGGCGAATCTCACAACATATCAGCAAACAGCATAGATGAAATAATAGACTTGAAAATAATGTACCCAAACATTTCTGATTCAAGTGATGCAACTGTTAAAAGCCAGATAAACATAATCAATTCAACAATTGGTGTAGATAATGAAGATGCAGCTATTGGAGGCTCAAATAGCTTAAATCTAGAAGACTTAAGAGATAAAATACCGACAGCACTTAAGCAGCAGTCTAGAATTGTAAATCATGAAGACCTGTTAGCAAGAATTTACACTATGCCCTCAGATTTTGGCAAAATACATAAAGCTGCAATTGTTGACAATCCTTATACGAAATCAGCAAAAGATTTATTTGTAATTTGTAAAAATGATAATAATCATTATGTTTCTGCAAATGATGCTATTAAAATTAATTTATCCAAATTTTTAAATGAATATCGTTTAATTGGTGACAGTCTCAATATTATTGATGTTCCTGTATATAATTTTTCGATATTTCTAAAAGTAAAGATCTCTAGAAATTATAATTCTAGCACAGTCATACAGCAAGCTATATCAAAAATATTTCAAGATATGCGATTTGAAACATTACAAATTGGTGAAGGTATAAATATAAATGATATTATTTCAATAGTTCTTTCAGTTCCTGGTATAATAACAATTATTTCTAATTACAAAACAATAATAAGATCTAAAACTAACGATGATATTACACAAATACAATCTTTTTTAAATGTAGACTATAATTCTAATAAATTTTCTTCAAGAGAAAGTTACTTAGATGGTATCGTTTATCCTCCAAGAGGTGGTATATTTGAATTAAAATATCCAAGTGCTGATATAGAAATCATTAGTGGTTAAAGGAAGTAAAATGATCATCAAAGAAGTAGCAAAAAAAGACACATATGTAACAAATTTGCATTTAGGGCTAACAGATGCAACGAACTCAAATGTTGGTAAAGCGTCTACTCTTGATTTATTTAAGATTGCTAAAGAAAATAAAAATATTAAAGCAAGAGCATTATTAACTATTGAAAATATATTAATTGATCTGGTTAGTAATAAAACGTTTACATTAACTGACTATGAAAATAGCAGTGCCACATTTGTGATAGATAATACGGCATCTATAGACGATGGAACTGTCGATGGTTCAGGTCGAGTAATAATTGGTATTGACAGTACATCTGTTGGTATTAATCAGCTGACTAAAATAAAAAATGCAATTAACAATACAAACAGCATAAAAATAACAGCAACGATAATATCAAATTCACAAATTCTATTAGAGCAAAACAGTATAGGCGAGAGTGGTGAAAAAAATACTACTTTTGATTCAAACTCCAATTTAAAAATTACTAACTTCATAAGAATACAACATTCTGCACTACTAATTAATTTTGATTTAAATAATTTAAGGCAGAAGTTTGTTGAAAGCTTAAACAATTCAGTTTTTAGCAGTGTTAGTAATTACAAAGTCTTTTTAAAACTTTTTGATGTAGGAAATGCTAGCACAAGACCTAAAAACTATGATTTAAAGTTAAGCTTGTTAAATAACAACATTGAATTTGAAGAAGGCATAGGCTCTGATGTATACAACTTTTCAGACCTAGGACATACAAATTTTACTAAAATCAATAATGAAACAAACTGGACAAAAAGTGGTATAGTTGCTTCTTCTGATTGTGTATCTAACTACTATGAATTTAAAGGACAAATTGAAAGTATTACAAGAGGAAATGAAGATATTTCTTTTGATATAACATCTTACTTTGACGAATATTTAAACAACAATGTTCAGAGTTCAAGTTTTATTCTCTGTTTTGACTTAGAATATTTGTTTGACAATTTTACATATTTCGTTAAAAGATTTGGCAGCGTTCAATTAAATGACATGATAAGCCATCCTAGGATAGAAATTCATATTGATGAAAACAAAGTTCAAAATATCGAGAGTCAAACTAAAAAAAGATACTTTGATAATGAAGAAATATTTTATCTTTACAATAAGATTTCAAAACTAGAGAATTTTAATGAAAATTATAATGTCAAACTTAGACTAGAATATAAAAATTCTTCCGGGACAAACCTATTAGATGACGGTGCTAGCGGTCATATAATAACTGGTTTTAACTTTTACGACTTTAAAGGTAAAATCAAACAAGGAATTAAAAAGTTTACTGTGCCAAAAACACTGATTAGTAGGTTTAGCACAAATATACAAAGTGAAATTCAAAGTAGTGATTCATTAAAGATTAAATTTAACTATTATTATGACAACGAAGCCGGTACAACAATTGATATCAGATCAGAAGACGTTACTTTTAATAAATCTGAAATTGTATCTTCACTGAATGCTTACAGAAATCTGTCAACTTCGATTAAGTTATTAGAAAAAAACATTGTTACTGATGATTCTTTTCATAGAATTGTTGTTGATTTTATTGATATAAACAAAGAACACGATGCAGTTAACATACCTTTAAGATTAACTAGCGAAGATTTAGGCAAAGTATACTATTCTATGCATGATATTGACACAGGAAGGACTATAATTGAAAGAAGCGGTGCAGATATAAATGCAAATGAAATCCTGTATGATGGTTCAAGTTATATTATAAACTTTTTTGCTAGCAAAATATATAAAAACAAAAGAGTTAATTTTAAATTTTATTATAATGATGAAGTTAGTCTTATAGAAAATGTTATTTTTAATAAAAACTTCAGTATAAGGTTTGATTAAATGATTAGTTCTAAAAACAAATATGAAAACAAAAAAGTTTATAATCAGTTCAAAAACAGTGTAAACTCTTCAAATATTGCAAATGTTGAAAACAATCCTAATCTAGAAATAAAAAGCTTTCTGGAATTATACGACCAAAATATTAACGAATACTTTGATAGACTTGACAGTTACGACGGTTTTTTTTCAACGCAACAAATTGAAAGCATAAATTTTGAAAATTTTGAAGAACACGTATTTTTTGATTCTGCAATAGAAAAAACCAATTATTCTTTTAAGAAAATATTTAATGATTTTCCATACGATGGAAGTGAAAGAGAAGTCACAAACTATTTAAACGGTTTAGATGGTTATACTAGATTTATTTTAAAAAATAAACATCTTAAAAACCTCGGATATTTAAAGTTTGACAACAATCACTATGTTAAAATTGTTGATAGAAACGGATGGCTTTTAAACGATTTCCAGAAAAATATAAAAATTGGAATTTTAAATTTAACAAATAATTTTAATTTTTCTTTTGATTTCTGGTTATATCCTTTTACTCCTGAAATAGTAGCAAATCAACAAATAATTTTTCAAAAAGTATTAAATGAATCAGGATTTAGCGTTTTTTTAGATAATTTTTCTGGTAGCAGCTGTGATTTAAACTTTTTTATTAGTAAAGGTGACATAGAATATAAGTGTACAACATCTATTGACGTTGATAAGTGGAGTCACGTTAACATATCACTTAACAGCATCTTGGTAGATGATTCAAATCTATTAAGATGTCAATATTATATTAATAGTATACCAAAAAAAGCTGTTCATAAAAATACTGGTTGGGGTTTAACTTTTGGAGAAGATTTCAATAATGTTGATATTACGATGGGTGGAGGAAAATCACATAAAAATGAAGTTACTTCAGCTGAAAGGTTTTATTTTGGTTTAATAGATGAGTTTAGAGTCTATGCAGGTGAAGTCAGATCTAGAGAAACAATAGCCTTAGAAAAAGATGAAAACATTTTTAGCAAACAAAGCTTAAAATTGTATTTTAGATTTAATGAGCCTTCTGGCGACTATACAAATAACAATATTATTCTAGATCACTCAGGAAATAAACTTCATGGGCTTGTATATAAATCAAATGATAATGTAGAGGAAGACAAGCCTACAATTACTTCTCTTAGATCGAAGCACTTAAATGTAAGCACGCCTTTAATTTATGAACTACTAGAAAATAATCCTGTTTTATTCCCCAATTTCAGTCCAGCAATAAATGTGCAAAACATAATAATTGAAGAAGCAAAAAATTATGACTTAAATAATCCTAATTCTTTTTGGAAGCTTTTTCCTAAAAATATTTTCGTAGAAGGCTCAGACTTTGACAACATAGATGAAACTTATATAAATAGCACCAAATTTACTGCTAAAAGTAAAGATACTCTTACTAGTATTAGAACTGCTCCTAATCAAAAAATGATTAACTTGTTATCTATATGGGCAAGATTTTTTGATGAATTTAAAATATATATTGATTCAATTACAAATATTATTGATGTAAACTATGATAATTTAAATAACGATAAATTGATTGATGGAGTTTTACTACCATTAGCACTTAAATTGTCTGGATTTAATTTTAGAGAAATATTACCATATCCTATCTTAGAAAAGTTAAAAAATAAAAACTTGACACCTGAGGAAAGAGTATCAAGTCTTTCAATAAGACAAATTCAAAACAAACTCTGGCAAAGACTATTAATAAACTCAAAAGATATTTTAACATCAAAAGGCACGACGTCTAGCATACATTCAGTATTTAATTCTTTCGGCTTAGAATCTTCAAAGTTTATTTCTATTAAAGAATTTAATGGTCAAAACAAATTTAATATTGATAATAACTTTTATTCTAAAAAAATTAACTTTAAAGAAATCGATTTTTCTTGCGACAAAGAGCTTTTTAATGAATCTAGACTTGACAATAGAATTTCATTTAAATCTCCAACTTACAATAATAACCTAAGCAATAACCCACTAAACATTTCTAATGAATGGGCTGTAGAATGCCTATATAGCTATAGACCTGATAGGACTGAAGCTTATCCCTTAAAACAATCATTGCTGAGATTAGATAACAATACAAGACCTAATCAATTTATAAGCTTTAAAAATCCTCATATTAATATTGTTTTTGTAAGAGAAAATAAAAAAAATAAGCATGGAAAAATAAAGTTATTTGTCAATGAAGGTATAATTGAAATTAAAGAAATTGATAAAGTTAATTTGTTAAGTGGCGAATTGTTTTATTTAAACTTGCAAAGAAAAAAAATTAAAAACGTTAATAGCGACTTAACGTATTACGAATACATTTTGACTATTTCAAGCGTTTCAGAAAACTTTTATTCAAAAAAAGTTCAACAAGCCAAACTAGAAACAAAAATAGACACTAGTTATAAAGATGCTCGACCAAATATTTTTTCTATTGGTTTTTATGACGCTTATGATATCTCAACTAGCGCTGACTTTATACCTGATATGTCGTATGAAACCAGGTTTGAAGGCAATATTTCTAATTTTAGAATATATAAGAAATCAATGAGCAACAATGAAATATTCTTAAAATGCAAAACAATTCCTACAGTTGCTTTAGATGATGGTATCGAATCTGTTATACTTAATATTGACTTATTTGAAAAATTAAGTGATATTAAACTTACTGGCTCTGTTTATGAAATAAAATCACTTTTAGATTTAAATCATAGTAAATTAAACGGTTTTAATAAATCAACTTTGTCGATTGGGTCTTCTTTAACGTCATATTTTCCTTTTAAATCAAGAAAAATTCAAGGATTGATTCAGAATTCAGAAATAGATTTTCCAAAAAGCAACAATTTTATCTATATAAACTCATTTGAAAGCGAAAAATTTAAAAAACAATACGGAAATGAAAATATTTCAAATATTAATCAGGTTAGACCTGACTATTTATATTCTAACGATACCAGACTAAGCATAGACTTTTCTTTAGTTAACTTTCTTAATCAAGATATAACAAAAATAATAAATATAAATAAAACATTTACAGAAAAGCTTTCTCAAGCGTCAAATCTATTTACAGATTCTTATGTTGACTTAAATAGTCTTAGGGACAAGTATTTTGAAAGACTCGAGAAAGAAATTAATGTAAATGATCTATATCAAGTTTACAAATATTTTGACAACGTCTTAGAAGAGCTGCTGTTTGAATGCATACCTTCTAAAGTTAAATATAAAGGATTTAATTTTGTATATGAGTCTCATGCTCTTGAAAGACACAAATATCAATATAAAATGATTAACAGTAATATTCCTGTTTTTGATGAAACGTTAAAACATAGTTATCATCGAGATCTAAGTAATAGTATTGACCATCGTAAAACAGAAGGTAAAAATTCTTCTTTTGTAGAGAAAAACAAAGTGAGTAGATAATAAAATGGCAATACAAATAGTAAATATAGCATCTTCAAGAAACACAATATTTGTTGAGTCTAATAATGTTTTAATTAATGATGGGGTAATTGAAAATCAAAATGACTTAGACTTAATAAGTAATAACAATAATACTTCTGATAGCTTTACATATACACAAAGAGGTAATAACAGTCTTTATTCTTTTAAATTTGCTTATAATAGTTTTCTTATAGACGAAGAAGTTACAACAACACGTCATCAAGAAGAAATTAAAAGAGAACTTGGTAATGTTGAGAATATCAAACCTTTTTTTGAAACAAAAGAAAAATTTATTAGAAAAAAAGCGTGCTTAGTAAGAAAAAGCATTGGAAGTTTAAGAGCATTTGATGGAGACCTAACTTATTTAAAAAAAAGCAATAGACCGTTTTATGATAAAGTTAATCCTATACACGCAAGAAATTTTTTACTAGAAGACCTAGATGATCCAGATTTTGAATACCACTTTACATTTAACTATAGTGACTTTTATTTTAGAGGTGGAAGAATAGATGCATTTTCTAGAATTAGTAAGATCAAAATGGCTGAGGATAGCATTGATCAAATTAGAGGCTTTAAGTTTAACGGCTTTGGAAAAAGCAAAAGTCCTTTCGGGTTAAATAACACAGTAAATCAATTCTATAAAAAAGAAGACACAGGATTTTTTGCTTACAACGACAATATTGATGATGTTTATCTTGTAAACAATACTTTTAAAAAAGTCATAAGTTCTATAAATTATACTTACAATGCTGATACAAATAAGTTTACTGAATCAACATCGACGACTTTTAAACCAGTTTATTCTTCAGAGGCTAGATTTTTTGACTTCCAAGAAAGTTTGTTACCTCCTTTTAAAGAAAGAACACAAAAAGAAAACTATAGTTGGATAAATTCTAATATTTATAAGTTTACTAATACTGATATTAATAATAATATATTGTTCAATAAAAGCAAAAATGACGATATTATTGAAGATATTATTTATGCCTCACACGGTAGAGATATAAATAAAGAGTATAGTGCTGGTAGAGACTCAATTGGATTTTATGAGAGTATTGATTAATGCCTAAAAAAAGAATAAAAAACTCAGGTAACATAAGTAAGTCAGGAACATTGACACAAAACTTTAGAAAAGAACTAAAAGTTGATAGTCACTTGAATAATTTTGTTCTCAGAGACGTATTTCACAGTCAAAACAAGAAAAATCTAGATAATATTGTTTTTGATGACTCTAAAACAATAGTTTTTAATAGCAAAGTTGTTAATGCTACTCTTGGAATAGAAAAATCTTATATTGAAGGTGATTACTTAGAAAACAACAAGCTTGTTAATACACCAAATATTTTAGATCATGACAGTACTTATGAAGTAACAAAGATTGTAAGACCTGAAGATTATAGTCATGTCTTGTATTCAAACTATAAAAATGAGTTGAATAATGATAGACATGTCCCGTTTATTGAAGATTTTATAGATTATGAAAACATTTCCAGCGAAAATTTTGAAGACCTTGTTGATCAAACAACAAGTTTTGAAGAAATTGGTTACAATTTCAAGAAAAAAGTACATGAAATTAAAAGAAACTTTGAAGAAATAGATATTTCTTTTAACAAAGGTTTTATTAATCTTTCTTTTAATCTAAACAATACAGTTGCTGAATATACAAATCCTACAAACAATGCATTTAAAGATCTTCCTTACGTTAGCTTTCCAAAATATGACAAAAGTTATAGTAATTCCATTCATCCAACTGATGAATGGACTTTTCTTTCACTGAATAGTAATACATTTTATTTGGACAAAAATACAGTAAACAATAAAGATAATTTTTACTTTTTGCAAGATCCAAAGCAAAACTATTTTCAGTCAGCTGATAATTTTAGTAATTATTCACCAATAACAAATAATCCTTTTACAAAGTATCCTAATGACGTTGTTGGCGCTAATTTAGACTCTTCAAACAGCAATTTTCCAAGTGATAATGAAAGAATGAGCAGTGTAAGATCGTTATCAAATCCTATTACAGACTTTGGTTTTCCATTTGATAAAAAGTATAGAGGAAATGATGAAGTAACAGTATCTTTAAGCGATTATATTAGTGAAGATTTTATTTTAGAAAAAGTTTATGTCGAATTTGACTTAAAAAACTATGCCATATCAACAGAAGAATTTACACCTTGTATAAACTTTTTAAACTTTTTTATATTAAATCAAAGAAAGTTTGTTGATACTAATAACTTGTCTTATTCTACCAGTTATGATAACGACATTAAACTACAAAAAAAGTACGATGGTTCAATATCTAATGTTAATTATTTAAAATATTTTGATAATGTTTCTGGTTTAGGATCTTATAAATTAACAAGAGTATCTAGCCCTTTAGCTTCTGAAGATCTTAAATTAGGTTGGGATGGAAATAGTCATCAACTTTACCCGAGTAGCTATTTCTGGATTGATAATACAAATACTTATGAAACTTATTCATCAAGCTTTAACGAGCACTGTCATAGAGAGCTAATAACAAATATAAAAATTGCTAATGTAGGTAATATTATAAATGAAGAAGTTGCAAGTGCTAATAAAAATTATTTCTTTTCCTTAGACGGAGCTGATGCGATAATTACATCTGATCTTCCAAATTCCAAGCTTAACTCGTGGAATAGCCAAACTGTATATGATAATATATTAACAGACTGGAAAACAGTAAAAATAACGTCTAAAATAAAAAGTTATAATAAAAATTCATTATTAAAAAGCTTTAGTAAATTTGAAATATATCCTAAGCAAAGCAATAAAAGATCAGGTGTTGATGTTCAATCAGAAAGATCGATAGAAACTGAATTTGGCATTAACAATGTTGTAGGTGAGCAAGATCATCGATCTCAAAGATTTGACCCGGGTTACAGTTCTAACGTCAATCATATTACAAACCCCTACATTGTAAAGCCTACAGATGAATTAATATTTGGCTTTAACTTTGCGCCTAGTATGTTATTATCTGATGAGGATCCTGTTGCAAATACAAATAATAGATATGCTAATTTAACAGGTAGAGATGTAATTAGTTTAGATTTAAGTAAATTAAAAATAAAACTTTTTGGAAGATATGTTAGGGAACACAAAGCATTTGTTCCAAAAAAGAGTGAATTTGAAAACAAAAATATTAAAAAAATCAATGAATTATGCACAAACGTTGTTGATAAAATAGGTTTTCCTAACCCTTTTCTACTAAAAGGTGCATATTACAATTCTTTTACTTTTGGTTTAGCTCAATATCCAAATGCTTTTACAAATACATCACTTCCTACAGGCCAAAACATGTCAGGCGTATTTACAAATACAGTCACAATTCCCCAAACCATACTTCAGGTTCCTTACGGATTAGTTGCGCTTAGCTTCAAGTATTTTCCGTCGTATGCTTTTGGTGCGCCTGAATATATTATTTATGAAGAATTAGTAGGAAATGATCGTGTATTAGATGACGTTATAAATAAAGTTAGTGGTGGTGATTATCATTATAAAAGACATCATTATAACCCATCTCACTTTGGCTTTTTCTCAGATAAATTAAATGACAATAGACACTACGCTTATCTAGATAAAACAAATTCTAAAACTACTTTTAATACGACTAAATTTTTTAGATTAAAAGGCTTTTATATACAAAAGGATCCAGCTGCCAATCCTCCTGGTAACGCTGTTGGAGAAGAACACAAAATAAATAGTTTTAATAAGGATATTCACTCAAGAGTTACAGATTCATTATTCAAAGAAGCTTAAAGACTGAAAAGAGAATTTTAATGGCAGGATTTTTAGATAAAAAAAAGAGATTAATAGATTACAAGCTTTCTGAAGCTGGAAGAGAAAAACTAAGCACTGGTAATCTAGATTTTGCTTATTATACTTTTTCTGATAGGTCTGTTGTTTATAGTCAAAACTTAACTGGAAGTAATGGCTCAATTAAATCAGATTCTTTAGAATCTTTTATGCCATTTGAAGCTGATTCTCATTTTAAAATTAAATTAAATCCAGACTTTTCTTTAAGTAGCACATTATCTTTTGAAAATTCAAATGTTACAAAACGTTTAGAATCTAAAGATAATTTTAAAAAAACCTTATCAGAAAAAATATTAGAGTTTCAATTTTTAGATAATGTTACGGTCAATAATAAAGTTGATAGAGAAGACAATATTTTTAGTTTTAAAAATGTTTTTGAAGAATATGATTTTAGAAATCCATTGTTTGTCCAAAAATATCCAACTATTAAACAAGCTTCTGAGTCATTAAAATCTTTGCCAAACATAGGCAACGAGGATAAAAGATTTAAACATTTTTTAAAAAATAAAAAGTTGGTTCCGGTAAGTAGCGATGGTTTTCCATTTGAAATACTCGACGAATCTGATGATGTTGATATTAATTTGATATTTAAAAACTTAGAAATAGAATCCTTAAACCTAGAAGATATTCCAAATAGAGAACAGCTAATAGTAAATGTATTAAACAGCTTAAATAAAAGTAATAATATTCTAAAGCTTGAATATGAAATACACGAAGACTTCGCAAAAGATAGCGATCAATATCTGTTTGAATTACATAATGCTGTATATGACAAACCTAGTTCTGACCCAAATAGAAAAATAGAAAAATTAAAAAAGTTATTTTTTGTTAACCTAGGAAATTTTATAGATAATATACGTCAGGTTGAGTATACCGTGTATTTAATAGGCAAGATACTAAAAAAGACTACTACTTTCGCTGAAGATGGTTTAAATCAAGCGAACAATATTACAGTTGCAGAATTTGATGATTATGCTTTTGTAAATTTATTTACTTTGGTTGTTGAATAATGAAAAAAGACATAATAAAAAAAATTGATATAGACGATATAGTCAAAACAGACACAGACTTAGTTATTCCTTTAGAAATAAAAACACAAAATGCTGTTAATAATAATGTTACACATGTAAAAATTGCAGTATTACCTCAAAAATTTAATACTACATATCAGCCTAAAGAAAATCTACCTAGAAATATTAATATCAATATAGATCACATTAACAATGATGAATCTCTAGATACAAATGAGATGGGTAGTAATCAAACCCCAGAGATAATAAGAAAAATATTCTCTAAAAACGTTGTTACAAATCTAATGCAAGATCGGTTTGAAAAAGAAAGAATATATTATCAAAAAAACAATGCGTCTAGATTGCAAAAAATATTTGTAAGTATACCAATCAATACAATATTAAACGCTATAGCTTTCGTAGAAGAAATAAACGTTGGATCACAAGACTTTACAGTAGGAGGAATTCTACCTCATTACTTTTTAATTTACATGTTAGACAAAAATGACAATATTATTCAGTATCAAAAAGTAATGCCTCCAGAAAATCATAAAATTAGTGATTACGCAGATGCTGATAGTGAAATAATTTTAGAGTCTTTCTTTGACGATATAATGAGTAATCTTGATATTAACTGGCAAAATCTCGAATTTACAAGCGATCGTATCGACATATTAAACGGCCCTTTTCTTACTATAAATTATGACAATTTTTTCGATTTCATATTAAATAATTCAGCGTCTTCTAATAATAGTAATTTCAAGATAGATTTTATTGTAAAATTAGAATATGAAAATAATTCTTACATAGAAGATTTTATATCTACGTCATCAATAGCTTCTTATAGCAGTTTTGGTGATCCTAATGCAAAACAAAGAGCAATTAATTCTTTTAAAAATTCTTTTTTGGAAAATTTCGCTAGAGTTAAATTTGACGATGAAAATGAAGAATTGACTAGACAAAGTGCTTTAAATGTTAGCGATTTCTTTGAAAATAGATTTGTTTATAATTTATATAGATCTTTTGAGGAGCTCAATATAGAAAGCCAAGACGTAGAAATTACGCTATCCTACAAAGATAAGTCCTATACTAAGAACATAAGAATAAATAAAGAAAATTTTTACAATTTTTATAGTCAATATTTAAAACTTAACAAAGAAGAAATTATACAAAAGTCTCTAGAAAATAAAATTAACATGAGCATTGTTTTAAATGACTTGGATGAAAATGTCAAAAAGCTAACGATAGATAAATTTAGTTATTTTGATTTTTCTCTAACCGTTTTAAATGAAAACTCTAAAGTTAAAATTCAAAATGCAAAAGGCGCAGAAATAGAGGATTTGTTTTTTGACGACAATCAGACAGATGGAAATAGTTTAAAAAGATATAAAGGTAATTCTTTTTTAATGTCATCAATTTTCAATAGCGAAAATAATACTTTTTACATTAATGATATCTCAAACAATAATTTATATGAAATATTTTTTGATAATGTCAAAGTTTTTGAAGAAGCAATAATTGAAGAATTTCCTGATACAGAAGAAGACTCTAGCTATTCTGGTAATATACCAGGCATGTCTAACGTTAATCGACCAGATTTATATCAGCGTGTTGATACTAGTAAAAGACCAAATTTAAGAGGCGCATTTGGAAATTTAAGGCGACCTACAAGTAACAACTTACTGGAAAAACTAATTCAAAATGATACGTCAAATATTCAAAGAAACATTAAACAATCTATTACTACTAGCCTTAGTAAAGATAATAAGCTGAGATTGGGTGTAAATCCAGATGCCTTAAAGACAAATTTAATTACTAACCGCTTAGGTGTTATACTTGACGATGGAACGTCTAGCACAAGCAGCACAACAAGACAATTATTACAACAAAGAGTAAAGAATAACTTATTTTCTTGCATTAAAGTATATAATACAGACGCTTATCGAAAATGTTTGTTTGATTTTTATCGAGTATATAATGATCTAGATGATTTATCTGACTATAAACAAATAGACATAAACAGTTTTATTGAAAAAAACAATCGCGAGAAAGGTACAAATGTTTCTCTTTCAAGCTGTGTTGTTGAAGTTAAAAACTTTCTTTTTGACAATGATGTCCTTGTTAATCTTGGAAATCCTGGGACTGATGATTCTGTAAAAGAAAAATTATGTCAATTCTTGGTAGATCTAAAGCCAAAAAAATATCATCACATTATGAGAAAAATAAATAATTACTATTTTAATAGCAGCATAGATAAGGAAGACATAGTAAACAGCATTGGTAGCCTGATAATGTCTTCCAACGTTGTTAATCCGGTGGTTTTATCTAACTTGAATAACACAACAAATAATGAAAAAATTACTATTTCTAAAAAATTTATAAATTCAAATTCAAGCTCAGCAATTAAAACAAAAGTTAATAGAGTTGCATTGGCAAGACCTAAATCATCAAACATCAAGAGTTATAAAAAAATTAAATCACGTAAAACTATAGACTATCTTTTTGACTTTGATATTAATAATATTGATAGTAAACAAGTTAAAAACAATATAACTTTTGACATAGACAGTTATAGATGTTTTAAGTTAAAAAGAAAAAAGAATAATTTAGAAAATTTATATGAATTAAATCTAGATGTAGAAAATGAACTATCTAAAATTATAAAAGAAAGCAAATTTAGCTGCTTAAAGTTTTACAGTTTTTATAGTTTTTCTTTTTATAATAAAAACATCACAAAAGACTTTTCTAATAAAACAGACATAAAAATAACACCTAATGGTTGCTTAGTTCATAAAGATTTTATAGATATTATATCAAATTTTAATTACAAAGTTGTTAATAATTCGCTGCTTATTGAAAAGAAAATAAATAAAACTTTAAAATTCAGTCAAGATTATCATGATTTAGTTGAAACGATATGGAATAGAAAAGAGAGAGTTGAAATAAAATCTATTGTCAACAGACTTTTAATCGAAGTAGTTTTAAAGTCAGGCGAAAAAGTTTACTATGCCACTAATTTTGATATTGAATACAATAAAGATTTTAATAGAATTAAAACAAAAAATAGTAAAAGTGATTTATTTATAGTTATAAATAATCCGAACATTTCTTTAGCGTTCTAAGAATGGAAAAATTATTATGTTACCAAGAACTGGTTATCTTGCTTCACAACAATCACTTATGGATCAGGCTGAGTCTGAAAATGAAAATGAATCTACCGAAGCTGAGTTAAATGCTTTATCACTCGGCGCTGAAAGTTTGTCTGGCAGAACAACTGGTAATTTATTTACGCCAGAGGTAAGTATAAACAATACTGTTGCTTCTGTTGTTGGAGGTATGAATACTTACGAAGCAACAGAAGTAAATAATGATGATTTAGGTAGAGAAAGTAATAGCAACTCACCAATTTCAGCAACAGCAGCGTTAATGGGAGATTACAATCCAGGAACAGATAATCCTGCACGAGAAGCTGCTCAACAACCACAACAACAGTTAGAAACGCTAAGAAATGCAAGGCAAGATCGACCTTCTGAAGAAATTATTGAACGCATGCGTACTTTAGTGGAGCCGCCATCACCTTCAGCAAATGATGGCGAAGTTGATACTGCAATATTTAATTATTATAATGATAGAGCAGACTTGATAGAACTTCAGCAAACAGAAAGTGAGTCTTTTCTATACGATAATTTATCACTCAGTAGTTTAATAGAAGATTCTGATTCAAAACTTTTGCTTTTATCACACGAAAACTATAAAATTTCAATGCAACCAGAAAAAGAACTGTTTGGGAAAAAAGTTTTAGTTTCTAACGGATCTTTTATTAGTCCAGAACAGCTTTATTTGTTAAAAAAAGGTTATATAGAAAATAAACTAGAAAGCTTTAGCAATAGATATTTTCTTAAAGATGACAATTCAAAAAAGAGTCAATCTCTTTATTTACAAAATATTAAACAAAACAATGCTTTTAAAAAAAATTATATTACAAACATAAACAAGTATTTAAATAATAATTCAAAAAATATAAAAAAGTTTAATTTCGGAAATCAATTATTAAGTTATGCCAAGGACAATGAATACAGTAACTATTTTGGAAAAGTTGTTAATAAAGTATATAATAACAATACATATAATTCTACGTCTAGCTACACTAACAATAGCTTTAGCAACATAAACGAAATTACACATCACAATGTTTTTGATAAGTCGTATCATACAAATTTAAAAAGTACTTTAAAAAATTATTATAAGTTGAATTTAAATATAGACGAAAATAGTAGTGATAGTTTTTTCTATAGAGACGACATATTAAATTCAAATGCAATCATTATGCAATGTTTGAATTTTTCAGCGTCATCTTTAAAAAATATTCATGAAGGTAGTTTTACTTCAATTAATTATGACAATACAAGTGATTTAAATTTTAGCCTATACGATACGCTTACAAACAATGCAACACTCAATAGGGTTTCTATTCTTCCTTACTCGTTTAATTATGATATATTTAAGTCTAATCATAATAATCTAGATTTTACTTGTGCAGCATATACTAATACTTTAGGACTAACAGATATTAAATTAAGTGCTAAAGAACGTAGTTTTAAGAGTAACAGCAATTATGTTTCTGAAAATTATAGTTCAGATAAAATACAAGTTGATCATTTTAAATTAACAAATATGCTCCAGCGATCTGAAAATTCTCAAAGTAAAAATTATTTGTTTAATTCTTTAAGGCTTGCAAACAACGAATCTACAGTTACTATTAAATATTTGCTGCAAGAAAATCACAATTGGTTATTTTCTGACCAATTTACAGAAATAAACGACCCAGAGATTTTATTAGACGATCAATTTTTATTTTTAAAAGATTATAACGAGATACTAGGTATCGACCCAGTAAATTATTTGCAGATGCAATACAATGTAATGGATACTGATGCTGTTATTTGCCAGATGAATCTCACGATATCTGGTGAGGGTGGAAATACTTTTATATTAAATTGCTTTGACAATGAAAGTCAATTAAGAAATTACAGTGATTCAGAGACAAGTAATATTAAAAAGTATCTTAGCTGTCCGACATTTAACATGTTTCAGATGCATCAAGAGCAAGATGGTGTATATACTAAAGATACAACTTTTGATAATTTTTCAAATAATTATCTCGGTCATAAAAAAAGAAGTTTATCTTGCTATTTTAATAATCAAAGCATAAAAAGCATATTATCTAAGGCGGCGAACAATTCAGATGGAGTTTCACAAGAGATTGTGTCTTCTAAAATTTTTCCAGGTTTACTTAATTTTAATCAAAAAAAGTTTTCTGAATTGGACTCAAATAGAATAATGTTTGCATACGGTATCAAACCAGATAGACATTATAATGATAATATTAATCCAGAAAATTTTTATAAAGATGAGTTATCTTATTTCATTGATAGAACTTGGTCAATCAAACAAAAAGAAGACGACGTCTTAAGCGAAAACAAATCCGGTTTTGCCTACTCTCCTAGGAATTTAGATTTTAGACAGATAGGCTACGGAGGCGCTGCTGAAAGATTTAGTGATGGGTCTGCATCAGGTCGCAATATATTAGACGAACTTGGAAGTTTTTTTATTGGAACAGAAAGTTTAGGTATAGAAAGCTATAATCAGTCTATACCGAGTATTAAGAATGGCGAATATGCGCCTTTTGTTTTACTTAAAAATACAAACAAGGCGTATAACATTAAGTCATCTGATTTAAAAGACAAGTACTTATTAGATGAAAGTTTAACGACATCAGAAGAGTTATTCTATGATCGAGTACAAATTACATCATCAACAAGATCAAGATATTTAAGTGATGGTAAAAAAAATGTATTTAAAAAATATCAGAAATTGTCTGCGTGGAAAAGCGAAAAAAATAGCAAAAATAACTGGGTATATTCTGCATTTAAATTAAAAAGAGACTTATTTAGGATTAAAAAGAAAAAAATTGGAAGCAATAGTTTTTTAAATTTTTTAGAAGAAGTTAATAGAAAAAACAATAAACTGTTCAATAATAATAATAATAAATCAGTCTTTAGTTTAATTCATGAGGACAAAGAATTCGAAGGACAAAAATTATATTCTCTTGAAGAGAGTCCATTTTTAATTAAAAAAAGCGACAATGTATTTGTAGAAAAAAATAATTATAAAAATAGTTTTGATTCAAAAATATTAACAACAAATAGTGGTATTAATCTATTAAGTAACGACGAAGTAAGTGATCTAGAATCATTTACTAATATAAACGAATTTAAAAACTTTTTAAACGAATATTATCCAGAAAGCTGTCTTAAAAATAGTAGTAGTTTAATTCAAAAAATGTTTACTAATTTAACAGACGTCTTTAATAAGTACACTAAAAGTTACATAAAAGATAATAAAGAAAAAACAGGCTTTGAAGATTTGATTGTTAGCTCTTTAATTTCTAATCGTGAAACATTTAATTTTTTATACTATGCCATAATTGAAAACAAATTCAAAGAAAGACAATTAAATGATGAAAGTAGCAATTTACCAGGAGAATTTTACAAATCAGAAAATTCTAAATCAGAAAATTTATACAATCAATACTTAACAAATATCTTTAAAACTGATAATGTTAAAAAACAGAATACCTTTACTTTAAGAGTTTTAGGCGATAAATTCTTGTCAATAAACAAGTTACAAATGACCGGTGGACAAATTGTAAGAGATTCTACCAGATTTATTCATAATAATAGACATAGACGCGGCAATATAAGCATAGTTGATGGTAGAATAAAAAACTATTTATTTCCGTATAAAGACTATGTATCTATTATTGGTAATAACATGGGTCCATTAGGGATCCCGGATGCAAATGCACCGGAGATTAATTTAACATGTAATTTAAAGTTTTTTTCTACTTTGCTTGCACAAACTACTTATAATTATGATGTATACTTACATTCTCAAAGTGAATCTTTATTTAACACAGAAAATATTGCAAATAACAGCTTAAACATATCTTGCAAATACATTGTTTTACCTGAAGTTGTGGGTGAAGGATATACATCTTTAATTTTTGATGGTAGTCTATTGAATTTAGGTAGTAGTACAAAAGAGTACAAACTTAGATCTTTTGTTAAATCAAGCATTGGCGCTGATAATGATATCAATGGTGACGAATTTTATGAAAGATTGCCTGGAAGTCTTTTGTACGAAATATTTGAAACAGCAAAGTGGGATAAAGATTTTACTTTTGAATTAATTGAAGAAAAAGAAGAAAACAAAAAAACTTTTTTAGCATCACTAGCTAATCTAGTTGAAGAAATCCTAAATTACACTTTTACTAAAGATTTTTTAAAGGAGACAAAAACTACGGATATTCTTAATGATAATATTTTTGATGATATAACAAACATAATTTTAGAATATGTTAAATTATACAAGAGCGAAAGTGATAAAATAAGAGAGCTTTCTATTTTTAAAAATTTAAATTCTCAAATTAGATCAAGATATACAGACGCATCTATGCAAAGTGATTTTACTTTTATACACTGGGACGATTCTGTAAAAAATCAGATAATGTTGTCTTATACAGAAATTCTTGATATGTCTGGGCAAAGAGATTATAATATTAATAACTCTAATGAAAAATTTTCAGAAAGCGAAACAAATATTTATAGTAATAGTCAGCAAGTAATTGACAATAAAAACATTCTAAGTCTATTTAAAAAATCAGATTATTTAGAAAGTTTAACGCATGATTTAATATTTGGATATTTACTAAACTTTGAAGATAATAAAACTAGACTTTTAGACACAAACAGAGAAAAACTAAATTTAGAAGAAGATATTAAAGAAAAAAGTCAAGAAATAGTAAATATTCAAGGCGACATAAACTTTACAGACTTCTATTTTAATAGATTTAAAATTTGCAAGGCATCAAAGTTGATGCAAAACAAAGCGTATTACAGTATTGTTCAAGAAAGCAATATTGATGCTATAATAAGAAATAGAATTAGTAATTCTTTTGATAATTTCAAAATTTTTGAAACTAAAGTTAAATTTGAAAAAAACAAAAAAGAGTTAGCTGAACATGCTTTAGACAATTATTTTTTACCTAGAGAAGGTTTATCAGAAAGTTTTAATAAAATTGATATCTTAAGGTTTGGAATAAATTATAATCTTGCTAATAGTTTAGGCGTAGATAAGATATTGGTGATATCAGTTTATCCTATTAATCACAAATATCCCGAAGTTAGAATTCCACACTTTGAATTTTTATATACACCTATTCTTACTGATATTATGCCTGCTTATTTAAATACTAGTGTAATTGGCGATTTAAATAATAAATTAGGCTTATATGATATTAATAGTCAAAGATTTGATTTGAAGTATAGATTAGCTGATGCTGGTGAGCAATTTCGTATTCTTTATACAATCCTACAAAATATTGAAGAAAAAAGAACATTGTTAGGATTTGAAAAATCATTGAAAGCTACTTATGCTAATATAGAGCGTATTAAAACTGCAAGAAAAATATCAAATGCAATAAAGTATCTTAACGATTCTTATAATTCAGTATTTGATGATGCCAATATAAATGAACTGGATATAGACTTTGATAACATTATTTCAGACAAAACTAAAGTTCTTTTTGATGAAATAAGCGAAAACAGCTTTGACAACATATTCAGTGAGAGTAAAGAAGAAGTTGATGAATTTCTCATTGATCAAAATGGATATTTTGATCTTATTAATAAGAAACAACAAATAGAAAAAAATATTCATTCAACAGAATTTTTCAAGAGCTTAGACGAAAATACGTCTAATCTAAAATTCCTGCAACCTATGACTAATGATTCATTTTTCGACATATTTTCTGTAAGAATATCTAGAGATGCTATTAGAAATGAAATTTCTGACAAATTAGAAAGCTTAACTGATCAATCTAGGAAAAATGAATTGTCAGAAATTTTAAGTGGAGATGATTTTAGTAATAGTTATTCCTATATAATACAAACAAAAGTTTTTTAAAGAGCTGTTATGAACAAAACTTCTGATGCTATAATTTCAATCAATACAAATAAAAAAAATGAAAGAAAAGTATTTGTAAACTTTGTATACAATAAATATTCAAAAAATGAAACAACACTAAATGATAATATTATTTTAAATAGATTGAGGCAAAACAAAAATGATGTTAAAAATAATTTTATAAGACTCACACTTTCTCGAGAGATTGAGTTTGGTCTAGATGATGATTTGCTAGAGTTTACCCAAGATATTGAAGAAATATTTACTATAGCAGATATCAATAACTTAGATGAGATTGATTTAGCTTACTTTAATAGAATAAACAAATACAATAAAAAAAGAATATATCGTTTTTTAGAGTTAGACAATCAAGAAATCGAGTCAGGCGTTGAATATTTAACTCCTTATTTTGCTAATGATGAATCACAATTAGATATAAGTAATATTAAAAAATCTTTAAAGTCTACATTAAAAATATCCATTCATAAAAATGAAAACTTAAATTTAAAAAAGTTGAATGACAATAAAATTTTTTCTGATAAATCTTTGTTTGCAAAAAAATTATTAGATGAAAACATCTTGTCAGATCAGTCTGAACGAATTAGCTCAGGTTTTTTGTTTGACATTTTTAAACCTTTTAAATCAATCATAAATAATATCGGAGATACACGTAGTTTTAGTAAAATCAATGGTTTGAGATGTGGATTTTTATTAGAAAAATATAAATTAGAAAACGATAAATTTACTAAAATTGCAGCAAAGTTTTTTACTAAAAAAAGAGGAGAAAATAATTTAAATAATTTACCGACTTTTATAGAAGATGAAGCTGTAAGGTATGGACAAACTTACAAATATGTACTAAGTGATGTTTATTTATATTCGTATCCTGATATTGAGAATAGATTTGTTTTAAATTCATATTTGTTTTGTGATGTTCCTTACGAAACTATAACTGTTGAATGCAGAGAAAACGTGGCGCCTCCACCTCCTATTAATATAAGTTTTATGTATGATGAAAATTTACGACAATTAAAAATAAACTGGGAAGAACCTAAAAACTACCAGCAAGATGCAAAAGGATATCAAATATTAAGAAGGTATAGTTTGGATGAACCTTTTGAATTAGTTAAGCAATTAGAAGGGCATTCTGAGTTTGATGACTACAGACTAAATGAAATTATCTCTATAAACGATACAGTATATACACCTGACGATGTTAAATATGAATACATAGATTTTACTTATAAACCTGGCGTTATTTCAATTTACGCGTTAAGGACAATTGATGCTCACGGCTTTGTGTCAGATTATTCTGCGCAAATGGCAATATTATATGATCCGTTTGAACAAAAATTAATAGTTGATCTTGTTTCACTTCCAGGCGCAAAAAGAGACTTTCCAAACAGTATCTTGAGAAGCAAAAGTATATTTTTTAAAAATAAAAACAGCATAGTTGAAAAACTTCCTATTGTTAAGAATCCTAGCAAGATAACTTTACACATAACTCCTGAATTTGCAGCGATAACAAAAAATGACAAAAGCGACCTAACGCTTGATGAAGAATATCAGTTTACAATAACCAAGTTAAATAATATGTTAATTTATAAGCAAAATTTTAAAATTAAGAATTTTATTATTTCTTAAGAGTTATTAAAATATATACATATGTATTAATACAATAGAGAAAGAATAATTAGGAGACTTATAATGGGATTTTTAAATCATGCAACTAATAATATAATAGTTGATGCAGTTTTAACAGAAAAAGGCAGAGAAATCCTAGCAAGAAATGATGGGTCGTTTGCTATTCAAAGTTTTAGATTAGGTGATGATGAAGTCGATTATTCTATTTTAGAACAATACGGTATTGTAATTGGTAAAGAAAAAATTGAAAAAAATACTCCAATTTTTGAGGCAATTACAGCACAAAATTTAGCTTTAAAATACCCACTTCGAAGCTTTTTGACAAATAACACAGAAGATATTTTTGCTATTCCCTATCTCGTATTAGGAGAAAACATTACAACACCAGTTTCTTTATCTTCTAATTTATCGTCTAAAAAGGATGTAAGAAAATCAATTACTGTTAAAACATTTGTTGATCAAGATCAGGACTTTGTATTAAGCGAAGACTCGTTAAAAGATACAAGTTTCACGGTAAAGGTTTTTGATAAATTAATCAAGTTAACTGGGGCTTCTTCTAGAGCTGTTAAGAATGATATTGCATACTATAAGATAGGTGCTCAAGTTTTAGACGAAGATTTTCAAGGTCAGCAAGTTTGTAGCTTTACAGTTACTGCACAAAACGTTGTTAATGCTTCAGCCTTTAAATTCTTTTCAACAAAAAGTAATAATTCTTTAATTAAAACTCAAATTGAAATTATAGGAAATAATACCAATTCTTCTATTATAATTCCCGTTACAATACAAAACAATATAATTACATAAAGGATAAAAGATGACTTTTTTTGAATTTGAAGATGAAGATAGAGTATTAAAAAGATCACAAATAAGGCAATTAGTGGATGTATTAGCAGCTGACATTTCAGGCTCTAATACTGGTTCTAGTACAAGAAAAAAATATGAAGTTTTTTTAACAGGTTCAGGTACTGACTATGTAACTAGTTCTTTATTTCATACAGTCTTTGATCAAACTCATACGCTTCAAACTGCAAATGAAATGTTAGATATAACTGTAGGATCGTACGCAAAATATAAAGCTGGGACGTCGACAACTGACCCAGAATATTATGTTTGTTTTAAAGATCAAGGAAGTACAGCAATTACAGCAATTACTGCTTCTGTTGATTCGAGCAACAAACCTATTTTTGATAGTAGTCTATTAATGATGAGAGAGAAATTAAACATTTATAAGCAATACGCACAAGTATTGCTTGGTGACGGAAGTCAATATTTCACAACTCCTTATGATGACGATGTTACAAATGACGAAGATGACAGAATTAATCATGCTATTTTTATTAATATTAAAAGACTCTTTACTAGAGACGGTTTAGATAAAGAAAAGTTTTCAATGAAAATTGGAAACAAAGCTGGAAATGGAACTTCACCTCAGCCTATTGATGCTGTTTCTCAAACTTCACAGTTAAAATTGATATCAGATACAAATGCTAAGTCAAGTTTAACAATAACTCCGCAAGGTGGTAGCGTTGGAACTATTGTAAATGATACAAACAATGCTGTAGGTTTGTTATTTTATGAAAATGGTATTATAGTTTTAGATGCAGAAAAAGTTTTAGATCCGAGTCAACAAATTACAGGTAATATATCAACAGTAATATCCCCTACAGCTGGTAGTAAAAAAGCTCTTACAGCTGGTTCTAAGTTTATTCCAGACGTTTGGGTAACTGGCTCAATTGACGATGTAATTGACCATGTAGCAAGTACAAGATTTGGAAGTGCAGATACGTCAGCAATGGGTCTAATTAATAAGACTTCAATTAATTCAACTATTTATTTTTGTAGAGTTGCTCCTGCTGAAGGTAATTTTTCAACAAATCCAACTTATACAGATGCGAGCGGTAGTTTAAGATGCATTGAGGAAAAAGGCGATGATCCATTCTCTTATGTCACAACAATTGGATTATACGATGGCCCAGGAAACATGCTGGCAGTTGCAAAGACTTCTAGGCCTATTGAAAAAAATCCTGAAGTTGATTTATCTATTAGTGTACGTATTGATTACTAAGAAAGATTAAAAATATGTCGTTTAAGATAATTGAAAATGACATGATTGTCAAAAACAACATTACCCTTGAACCTCATATAACATTTGTCTCTGCTTCTAATGATTGTGAAGATCTTGTAGGTCATAATCTTACTAGTTCTGGAATATCTGGTTCAATACCTGTTACCAATATGACACACAAATATTATAAAGATGAACTAAAAGGAACTAGAGTATACGATATTGATGACTCAAAATACAACTTTAAAGTAAAGATGGAGTCGTTAAATTCGATTGACGTATTAAACGAAGCACGCAACGGAAATGTTTTTGAACAAGAACTCAATGCTAAAGGAATATTTTCTAATAGAAAGCAAGAACACAATTTTGGTGTTGAAAAAGTTAAACAAAGATATTTAATTGATGATGAGAATTATTATAAAAAAAAATCTATTAAAAATTTATATAAATATTATAACGAAAATTTAGAACATAGACAGTTTAATTCGCATTGGGGATTTTCTAATTACAATACAATTAATTTTTTCAATATTAACGAAAGCTTAAATGAAAATATTAAAAGTAATAAAACACATTTAAATTGTTTAGCTTATCCTAATTTACTTGATAGTTCTGGTAAGCCTGCATATGACTTTGCAAGTGAAGATTTAACTTTTTCTTTTTATATTAATCAAAGAAGAAAAAACAAAAAAAATCACCATTTTAATCCTGGTTGTGTTTTATCTATTCCTAAATTGATTTCTATATATATTGTAAAAGGTACAAAAACAGATATAAACGAATTAACAGAAAGTTATAGATTGTTTATAGAAATAGGTGAAAAAACACTTATAAATACATCTAATAATATTTTGCTTTCTGATGTGTCGGGGAATACACTATTTGATTTTAACAATTCATCATTACAATCTCAAGAAAATGGACATCTTTATTTAAGTTCAGATAATATTATTAATTTTAATTGTTGGCATAATATTTCTATTGTTTTATCAAAAAAGAATGATGACAATTATACTTTACTGTTATATAATGATGGTGAATTAATTGATACGCATTCAATAACCAACTTTAATAAAAATGCAAATGATGAAAATAATTTTATTTTAATTGGAAATAAATTTACTAATTTAAATGGTAATATTACAAAATATGTAAATGAATTATTCTCAGTAAATGGTGATGGCACAGATAATTTTACAGGACCATACTCTACAAAGTCTATTTCTTTTGGAAGTCATTCTGTAGACTTTATTAAAGATTACAATGATTCATTTTCGATTGAAATAAAAGATAGCTTACTAGAAACTATTGAATCGGACTATGTAGATGAAAATACGAGCTGCGCATTAAATGCAGAAATACATGATATTCGAATATACAATACTAACATGGGTTATCTAATAAAAGATAAAATTTGTAAACAAAATATTGTAGATTATACAGAAAATAAATTAATATTTGGTTTGCCTGTTTACTACTATGACAATCCTGTTGAAAAACTAGGACTTGTTAATATTCACAGAGTAAATTCTAGTTCTCAAATTACTTTATCAAATATTCATATAGAAGGTCCGGTTAACAGCTATTTTTCAAATAAATGTTTAGGACACGAAGTTACAATTGAAAATTTCTTATATGAGTTTAAGCAAAAAATATCACCTAATATTGTATTTGGCGGAAATCTAAAAGCAGATGACTTGCATTCTTCTTTGAATTTAGTGTATGAAAATGAAGATCTTTCACAAGCTAACTCGACTTTATGCAAAAATTCAAGTAAAGGAATAAGCTTACTAGAAACTTATTATCAAAAAATAAAATCATTTGACTCTGAAAATGGGAGTCCTAATAGTCTATCTGAAGATAATTTTGAACTTATTAGAAAACACAATTTTTATTATAGAAACAATATGATCCTACCAAATGACAATGGTTTGCAAGATCAAGTCTATGATATTAAAGGATATTATACTAATTATTCAGGTTTTTCACATACAACTTTTGATAACAATAAAGATTATCAACACGTAAATCTTAATCAAGTTCATAGTGATAAAGTTTTAATGCCGAATAACGTAGACTTTATCACTACAGTTTCTAATGCTGAATTAGTAAATTATTCTGCTCAAAGCAATAAACTAAAAAAAGAAGAAAATCGAAGAACTTTTTTTATATCTTCTGGTAAAAGCTTTAAAGAATCTTATGATTTATTTACAAATGCTTCGTTAAATAATTTTCATAAGGATAGTTTTACTTTAAATACAAATTCAAGTATGGCTGGAGCAATAAGATCGCTAACAGGATCTTTGTCTAATGACTTTATTTTTATAACTAAAGGATCGAATGGCTTTTTAAAAGATTTGTCAAATCCTGTTGGAAGAAAAATAAATGATGATTTTAGAAATAATGCAATAGGTAATGTATTTCCGACAGTCAGTACTAAAATTATAGATAATGATCCTACTAATCCAGATAGTGTTGCATACTTTACTTATGAATTGCCATATTTTAATATAACAAAAGATTTTAGCGAAACTTATTCTAATACTTTATGCATTTCATCTTCAGTTTACAATAAAAATATTGTTAGAGAAAGTGTTAGAATATTTGATACAGCTTTGTCCGGAACTGGTAATGTAATTAATATTAGTCTAGCTGATAATGGTTTGGGTTTGTTGCATAGAAGTGATTGTTTAACAAAAGTTGCAGACTGGAACTATGTAGGACATATTCTTTATAAGGAAGGTTTTGCAACTATTCTTCATCCCGGGTTAGAGAATTTTTCTCAAACAAATTATAGAATTGAATTTAAGTCTAACGCAGAAATGAATGTTTATGAATTGAATTTACCTGCAAAAGCTACAGAAGTTAATTTATCTAGAAATACATCTTATATAGAAAATTTAAGACTTGATGATTCTGCATTTAACGCTGACGAGAGTTTTGTATATATTACAGATATAAATCTACATGATGAAGATTTAAATGTAATGGCAACAGCAAAACTAGCAAAGCCTTTTGCTAAAAAGAATACAGATAATGTATTGTTTAGAATTAAGATGGATTATTAATGACAGAAATAAAATATCTAGGATTAGATATCTCTACATCTATTATAGGAATATGTTTTTTAGATAGTAACTATAATTTAGTAGATTTACAAGCAATTAATTTAAAAAAAATAAAATGTATATTTCAGAAATCTTTAATTGTAAAAAATGAGTTTAGCAAAATAAAATATAACTACAATATATCAGAAAATCTAGAAATATCTATAGAAGAAGCCTTCCAATCTTTCAGTAAAGGATTTTCATCAGCAAAAACATTATCACAACTAAATAGATTCAATGGAATAGTATCTTACTTAACATATGAAGCATTTGGTAAAACTCCTGAATATATTAATGTTAATAGAGCAAGAAAAAATCTTGATATTAAAATTGATAGAAAAATTGATAAAAACACAAAAGAACAAGTATTTGAATGGGTGCAAAAAGAAATTAATTTTGATTGGCCCACAAAAATATTAAAGTCTGGTCCTAATAAAGGTCTTGTAAAAAATGACGAATCTTGTTATGATATGTCTGACGCATATGTAATTTGTAGGGCATTAAAATACAATGATAAATCAAACAATTGAAAATAGATTAGAATTTCTAGAAAACAATATAAGAAATACATTGTTGTCAAAAGATGGCATGAATTTATCTATCTGGTGTCCTTTTTGTAAACATAACAACAGAAAGAAATTAAAATTAGCAATTCATTTAGAAAAGTGCTTTTATCATTGTTGGTTATGTGATAAAAAAGGTTCTAACGTTCCTTATCTCTTGTCGAAAATAGATAAGACTTTAAGTGATAAATCTAAAAAATTATTTAAAAGTAAAAGCTCAAAATCAAATGTTTTAGATTTTGACATAGCAAAACTCTTCGGCGCTGAAAGTATCTTTGAAGAGATGCAAGAAGAGGCTATTGCTATCCCAGAAGGATTTAAGCTTTTAGCTACATCATTTAATTCTAGTAATCCAGACATTAAGAGTGTTTTTAAATACGCTTTAAATAGAGGTGTTTCTAAACATAAATTGTGGTTTTTAAGATTAGGATATTCTTTAAATAGTGAATATCAAAGGTGTTTAATTATTCCTTCTTTGGACGCAAATGGCAAAATAAACTATTTTACAGCACGTAGAATAGATGTTGATACAAGTTGTGGTTATAAATATAAAAATGCAAATGTTCCTAAAAAGAACATGATTTTCAATGAAATAAATATAGACTGGAATATTCCGCTTACTTTAGTTGAAGGCCCCTTAGATTTATTAAAAACTAATGATAATGCTACTTGCCTATTAGGTTCAGTATTAACAGAAGATATGTTGCTATTTAAGAAAATTGTCAAAAACAAAACAGATATTAATCTTGCTTTAGACGAAGATGCATATTACAAAGCAATCAAAATAGCAAAACTTCTATCAGCTTATGATGTAAATGTTAATATCGTAAACACAAGAGGTTATCCTGATGTTGGTGATATGACATCAAATCAATTTGAAAATCTTTTAAAAAAATCAAAAGAATTTAGACTAGAAGATAACTTGTTAAATAAAATTAAACAACTTTAAGGTATAATATGTTTAAATGTGCACATATTTCTGATGTTCACTGGAGAAGCTTGAAAAGGCACGATGAATATAGACAAATATTCACTAGAATGTTTGAAAAACTAAAAAACGAAAAACCTGATA